ACGAGCTCATCGTGTGATGAATGTTTTGAATGATATGGCTCGTTCAGACTTTGTTGCACAAGGTGGATATTCTCGAAGTGAATTTGAGGAGATCTTTGCGGATGGAGCTATTCGTATTCATATGAAGAATTCGGAGATGAGATTGTTATTTGAAACTGGATCCTCCTTTGATGAAATGTATAAGCACTATGTCGCAAATCCCCTTGACTTCACCTTTTTGGAATCCGTCAAGGCAATTGCTGAGGAACCAGAATATAATGGAACGATGGTGGAATTGTTGCGTAGATCAAAGAAAGTTTGTGGCATTAATCGGCCTGCTTTTATCACTAAATTTTTGGTGCAAGCCAAGAAGATCAAATGTTTGTTGAGTGAATATCTCGATCAAGCTGTTTTGACCGTTCAGAAATATCCCTTGATTGCTGCTTTGTTAGCTGCTTTGCCTCTTGTGATGTATTTCTGTTGGCCTAAGACGACTGAAGTTGTGGGAGAGCTGGCTACGAGTGGAGACCCCAAAACCAAGGCTGACGTTCGGAGAGTCGAATTGTCTGCTAGTGGGGATATCAAAACTCAGAAGGCCGCTCGTCGTGTGGAATTAGCTGCTAGTGGAGATACTAAGACTCAGAAAGCGACTCGACGAGTTGAGTTGGCTGCTAGTGGAGACATCAAGACAGCTAAGCAAGCTCTGAAAGTCGAGGCTTTTTCCACTGAATTGCAGGAAGATGCCAATGCCTTCAATTTGTCTCAAAAACTCGTGTCTAATATGTACATTTTCCACATGTTTAAGGAGAGTGTGAGTTTGGGTAGTGTTCGAGGAATGTTTATTAAGGGACAAGTTTTCTTGACAGTGCGCCATATTCGTTTTTTGTTGGAACAGTCGACTCATGTTATTTTGTCCAATGCTGAAAACCCGTCTGGTTATAAACTCAACACTTCCGATTTGAAGTTGTTTGATGTGCGTGGAAGCGATGGTGAGCTTAAGGATCAGATGTTGGTTCAATGTCCTCTCGTTGTTCGTCAACATGCAAATATTATGAGCAATTTTGCTACGTCTGTTGAAATGTCAAAGTTCAAGTATGCTAAGGGATGCATGTTGTCACCTTCTTCAACCACTTGTTTGTTACGCTATGGACAAATTGAAGCTATGGATGGCCCTGTCAATTATAAGGGAGATGTCACGTACACCATTCGCCGTCACTATCAGTATAGTATGGAAACGACGAAAGGTGATTGTGGATCTCCTTTGATAATCATTGGCAATCAATATGCTCGTAAGATTTTGGGTTTGCACATAGCTGGAACAACTGGTTTGGGTATGGCTTCTCCAATTGTTGCTGATGACTTGACTCGTGCTTTGTCTTTCATTCCTGAGGTTTATCAAGTGGAGCTGAACATTGATGAATGGGTTGCACATCATGCGTATGAGGAGAAGGAAGGACAATTGGTTCCAGTACTGAAGGCTCCTAAGGGAAATTTTTCTGTCGCTGGTAAATCGTTGTACCGTGTTGTTGGACCTTCCAAGACGCAATTACGTCCCTCTCTTATCCATGATAAAGTGACTGAACATGTTTCCATTCCTTGTGTTTTAGGACCTGTGATGGTTGATGGTGAAAGGATTGATCCCATGATGAAAGGATTGGAGAAGTGTGCGGAGCCATCTGTTACATTGAACAAGACTTGTTTGCAGGCTGCTGTTAATGATGTGCGGATGAATTTTCCCGATGATCCTGAAAGGCAACGTGTTCTGTCTGATGATGAAATGGTGCGTGGCGTTGAAGGTGATGAGTTTATGGTTGCCGTGTGTCGCTCCACCTCTCCCGGATATCCTTTTCGGAAGGATGCTAAAGGACCAGGTAAAACTGATTGGTTAGGATCCGAAGAGGACTACATGCTTCGCGCTGATTTGGCCCAGTTGATTGAGAAACGGATTGAGGCTGCTAAGCAGAATGTGCGTTTTCCCACAATTTGGACTGATACCCTGAAGGATGAACGTCGTCCCATTGCCAAGGTTATGCAGGGAAAGACTCGTGTGTTTTCAGCTGGTCCCATGGACTTTTGCTTGGCTTTTAGGAAGTATTTCCTTGGGTTTGCTGGTCATTGCGCTGCTAATAGGAACTTTAATGAAATATCTGTTGGAACGAATGTTTATTCTCAGGATTGGGATGTTATTGCTCGCATTTTGTCTCGTCATGGGAAGAATGTCATTGCTGGAGATTTTTCTAATTTTGATGGCACTTTGAATGCCGAAATTTTGTGGTCTATTTGTGACATCATTAATGACTGGTATAATGATGGAGAGGAAAATGCGCGTGTGCGTCGTGTTTTGTGGTCCGAAATTGTCAATTCCGTTCATGTTTGTGGGGAGACGATATACCATTGGACTCATTCGCAACCTTCTGGCAATCCTCTCACTGCAGTTTTGAATTCTGTCTATAATTCTATTGCGTGCCGTTATGTGTGGATGCTTTTGACTGAGAAGAGACCGAAGGATCACTCAATGAGAATCTTCCGTGAGAATGTTTCAATGGTGGCTTATGGTGATGACAATGTTTTGAATATTTCGGATTATGCCATTGGGTTTTTCAATCAGATTCTTATGAGTGAAGCTTTTGCGACTTTTGGAATGACTTATACTGATGAGAGCAAGAGTGGTCAAATGGTTGCTGCCCGTACTTTGGAAGAAGTTGGTTACTTGAAACGTGGATTTGTTTACAATCAGCAACTTCTTAAATGGGAAGCGCCTTTGGCCCTCGAGTCTGTGCTCGAAATTCCAAATTGGACCAGAACTACCATGGACACTCGTGAAGCCACCACTTTGAATATAGAGGTTGCTTGTACTGAATTGTCTTTGCATTCGCAAGATATCTTCGAGTTCTGGTCCGCAAGGTTCCGCAAGGCTGCTTTAGCTTGTGGACTCCGTCCTACTATTCTCAGTTACTTTGAGTATAAAGTTTCTGAGATGGAGAGGTATGGAGCAATTACGGGTAAAACCGACTAAAGCTGTACATATACTGGGGCTCTCTCTAATTGACGTACGGAGGGAGCAGCAAAGCCTGAATGTGTGTATGAAAGTGGAGGATTAAAATCCTATAGTAGAATGTGTGCCACTTAAATTATAGGCTATTCTATCGTCACTTTTACTTGTGTGTTTAATTCGATGCACTTGGTTAGTAAATTAATGAATTGCTATGAATGTTAGAGAACTCAATGAAACTTCTGAGAGATTTCAAATTACTTCTTTTAATGATGACGTTGCCCCTATTATTTATCAAAAACCAGGCGTCTCTGAGGTAGCTGATTGGTTGAATTTTGGAGAGGATCAACTGACTCATTCTGTAAAAGATATTCTGGCTCGTCCCGTTATTGTGAAGCAAGGTGACCTCTCTTCTTCAGATAATGAAGTCTTTGCCTTGCGTTTTCCCGATATACTTCTCCAAAGTTCAACAAATCTTGTTTCTAAATTGAATAAGTTTACCTACTTTAGAGCTAATGTTAAAATCAAGATGGTTTATAATGCCGTTCCTTTTCAAGCTGGTAGGTATTGGATGTATTTTGCACCCTTTGAGAATGAGTGTAATCGGCCCCGTTTAGGTACATTACAGAATGCTACAGGATATCCTGGGGTTGAAATTGATATTGCTCATGGAGCTCCTTTAGAGTTAACCATTCCGTATTGTGCTCCTTTGAGCCACTATAATTTGGTCAACAAGGAATCCACCATGGGAGATTTGATTTTAATGGCTTTATCTCCATTAGCTTCTGGCATCTCTCCAATTACTTCATCATACACTGTTTTTGCCTGGTTTGAAGACATTCATTTGTCTCTGCCGACCTGTTATGACACTCAGGTTCCTGCTTTTGAGGCCCAGGCTCTGGTTGGTGAGTTGGTTGATTCAGCCGCCGATGTGATTATTCCCTCTGTTACTACGGCTGCTTCTAATGTCGTTTCGCGCTTGGTATCTGCTCCGTTGACTTGGATGCAACGTGCGGCTAGATCTTTTGCATCTTCTATAGGTCTCAATAAGCCTTTGGCAGGTGTAGAACATCAAACTTTTACCAATCAACCTGGACGAGGGTATACTCATGCAAATGGTGTTGATCATAGTGTTGTGTTGGCTGCTATGCCAGATAATGCCATTCAAACCATTCCAGGAGTCTTCTCGTCAGATGTTGATGAAATGGATATTGATTTCGTGAAACGCAAATCTTGTGTCTTTACTAACTCTCCAGTTTCGTGGACCAGTAGTAATGCAGTTGGGTCTATCTTAGCTGTTTATCCTGTTCAGCCTGGTTTTTGTGATGCTACAACGAATAGTGCCACCGCCAATTGTACCACATTGGCGTTTCTTTCCTCAATGTTTAATTTGTGGAGAGGTGGCCTTCATTACAGATTTTCTGTTGCCAAGACAGCTTTTCATTCTGGCAGACTTCGCTTTACTTTTATCCCACGTGGTAGTACTTCGTTGTCAACACTTCCTGTTGATTCTGAAAGCTGCTATAATTGGATCTTGGATTTATCTTGTGCTTCAGATATTGAATTTACTATTCCATATGTGAGTAATCGTCCTTGGATGCCTATTGAAGTAACTCCATCTGGTACTACTGCTGGTGATTTTTCTGAGTCTGCCATTGGTGATCTCAGAATTGAAGTTTTAACTGGACTTAAGAGTACTAGCAATTTAGTGACAGGTACAGTTAAAATTCTTCCCTGGATTTCTGGTGCACCTGATTTGGAGTTTGCTATTCCTGATTTTGGTGATTATAAGATTAGGTATACAGTGACAGCAGACGAATTGCCAGATTTTGAGGCTCAAGTGTTTCAGGATACTACACAGGCTATTGATCATCAAGAGCAAATGAATGATAATAGTGTATCTTTGTTCGCCGATATCACTCCTGGATCTCTTTCTGCATGCTCTCTGACTATTGGTGAAAAGATCACGAGTTTGAGACAGTTGATTAAACGCTTTGGTCCTATGTTTATTGGTTATCCTCAACCTTTTTCTGTTAATTCTTTTCCATTCACTCAGAAGAGTATCGCCGGACCTATGTTGGCTAATAATACCACAGAGCAATATTGTATCAATTCTATTCGTATAGATCCTGCATACTTTGGGGAGAAAGATATCAACGATCTAGCTTACATCACTCGTGACATGCCAGTGACCATTGATCCTACTGATCAGTCGATATCAGACTTGCCTTGTCTCGTTGCACGTAAGATGTCTCCCGTAGCCCCTTTGCATTACATTTCCTACTTGTATAGATTTTATCGTGGTGGCAAGAGGTATAAAATGTGGTTGGGGCCTAATAAGGAGACAAAATCTTCTAATTCTAGTTTGGCTCCACCTCCAGTTTACAACTCCGGTACTGCCACCTGGACATACAATGATCCAAACTTTATGATGTCTAGCTCTGAAGCGAATCTTACCAGGTCATCTATCCCTTATATAGTATCTAGGAGTTCTATTGGCAAACAAGATAACGTTGTTGCGGCGCCTACTTTACGCGCAGGGCAACGTCCACCTCAAAATTCTTTATTTGAACATATTCAAATGCCAGATTTGAATAATTGTCTCGAATTTGAAGTTCCTTATTATTCCACCCTTCCCATCTCTGTTGTAGGAGAAGGGGATTTGGGGAATGATAAGGGGCCTCTTGTCCAGCGTTCAACCGTTGATGTCTATCAAGGTTTTACTCTGGAAGACTCCGAAGTACCATTTACTGTTTTTGAATCAGCAAGTGCCTTCGGGGCCAATCCCAATTTAATTTATCGTAATTCCATTGGCAGTTTCCGTTTATATACTGCCGCAGCTGACGATTTTTCTTTTGGATATCTCGTTGGAGCACCTAAAATTATTAGGTCCCAATCCGCTTAAAATTTCTCTTCTTTTCATGTATATGTGTAAAGTGTATGAATGTCGTAGAAATATGTCGCTTATGACAGTGTGTGGTCACCCTACAGCAAATTAGTAGGGTCCTTCAAGTTTTATTAAAATTAAGAACCACCCACTGGGTGGATGTATTATTTTGAGCAGCAAACCTTGAAGGTTCAGCACCTGTTTAGACATCTTGTCCTAAATTTGGTTAGATCTATTACCCCTAACGGACGCAGAAAC